CCATATGGTAATATAACCCAAGTAGACTTTCCAATGGTCAGTGATTTAGTTCAAAGAAATAGTTTCTATATCGGAGCAGGTAAAAGAATAAAAAGAACAGGTGTTCATTTTATGATTGGTAGTGTGAGTGAAGATGTGAAATGGAGAGGTAAAGATGATTTAGGATATATAACTTTTCCAAAATATTTAGATAGATTTACAACAATGAAAGTTGGTGCTTTGCATGATTTCAAAAATTTAACAATAAAGTTTGATTATGACCCTATAATCAACACCGGAACTTTTGGATTGGGTGTAAACTTCTAATGAAAAAATGGATTGCTCTTATATCGATATTATGTTTATTTGCCATTAAAGCAAACGGACAAACATATACTCAATCGTATGTAGATAAATGTACCGGAGAAGTAAAGGTGGTAACGACAACCTATGTTAATGGTAATGCTATAATATCTTTTTACAATCAGGTTAGAACATTCACACCAACGGAAGTAGCAAATGGGACGGTGCAAGCATGGTTAAATACCGTTTACGCACAATATTCTACATTAGCATGTCCTACTAACCAAGTAGTTCAACAGACTGTTCAAAACACAGTATCACAGGCAGCAAGTTCGGCAGCATCACAGGCAGCAAGTTCAGCTGCTTCATCCGCAGCAAGTAGTTCAGCATCATCGGCAGCATCCTCATCAGCAAGTACAGCTGCAAGTAGTAGTGCAGGAGCATCAACCCCACCACCAACATCATCGGCACCACCTGCAAGTGGTGGTTCATCACAAAGTGGGGGTAGTTCTTCATCATCTTCGTCACAGAGTTCGGGTAGTTCATCTTCGGAAAGTAAAACTGAAACAAAGACTGAAGCTAAAACGGAATCTAAATCTGAAACAAAATCAGAAAGTAAATCCGAATCTAAAGAAGAATCCAAATCAGAAAGTAAGAGTGAGGAAAAGAAAGAAGAATCCAAATCGGAAGAAAAAAAATCCGATGAGAAAAAAGAAGAAAAGAAAGAGGAAAAAAAGGAAGAGAAGAAAGAAGAAAAGAAAAAAAGTGGAAACTTAAATCCAATGATGTTTGCTTCGGATTTAACAGCAGCACAAAATCCTGATAGGAAATTAAATATGATTGTTGGTTTGGGTTGGAGTAGAGCAAGTATGGCAGGTGATGAAACATTTTCGGCAAACGCAATGATATGGAGTAACCTAAAGCAATTTGCATTGAGTGGTGGATATACTAAAATGGAATTTGAAGAAGGTTCTTTGAAAGCAATACATTCATACGGAACAACCGTTGCATATTTGGATGGTAACTTTATGAATTTACTATCTTACACATATGTTAGACCTCATCCTAAATTCGGAACATATGGATATAATTTAGGTGCTATTAATTTGATATTAAGAAACGCAACAAATACAGGATTTGATTATAATTTAGTAACATCGGCAGTTGGATTTTGGACGAAACCATATCCATATAGTAAAAAACTTACCCTATCACCACAAGTATTTATGATGGTTTCACCGATATCATACAATGCAAAAACTCAAATGACAATGGTAAATAGACACGCCGGATTTTTATTAGGAACATCAATAGATTACAAAATAAGTAAGAGATTCGGTTTCAGTATAAACTATAAAGCAAACTTAAATACTGCACCTGGTTCACCATTCTTACATAATGTTTTAATTGGAAGCAGATTAATATTATAATTTATATTTATTTTAAAAATTACATGAATAGATTAATTACGTTAGTTACACTTTTAGTTATTAGTGTTACAACATTCGCACAAGATATAAAAGTAAAAAACAATGTGTTTGAGGTTCTTTATTCTCAAAATTTGGAACAACCGATTTGGATAAAGTATCGTTCAACAAATCGGCCTACGAAGGTGAATAGAGGAGCAATGGATTTCTATAAAGAACCAAACATCAAAACATCAGATGGGGATGATTATAAAGCAAACATATACGATAAAGGACATGGCGCACCAGCTGCAACATTTTCTGATAATATGGAAAATCTTAAACAAACATTTTCTTATCTAAATTGTATATTACAAGACCAATACCTTAATAGAGGTGAGTGGAGATTATTAGAGGAGCAAGAGAGAAAATGGGATGATACTGAAAATCTGACAGTAATAATTAGAGTTTATTTTGATACCCCGGTAAAAAGAATACCTACCAACGCAGCAATACCTTCATATTTAGAAAAACACATTTATTTTGAAAAATCAAATAAATGGCAATGTTTTGTATTTCTAAATGAAAAACCTAAATTTAAATGGCAAGAACTCAATATGATTTGTGAAGATTCCAAACATAAATAGGGGGCTGGGGGAAGTGTCGTTTGACCAAAATTTTTTGATAGTATGAGTTTTTTAATCGCCAACATACCGCCAATCGAAGTGCTCATTGATAAGCGCTTTCTATACGATTGGCAAAGGGATGATACGGGCAAAGTAATGGGTGAGGGTGAATGGGAGAGAGGACATTGGGTGACAGTGAAATCCGTACCCAATCGTGCACTACTTTTTGAAACGTACATAGACCGTTTTGGGGCAGTGTATGATAAGTTACCCCTTCACGCATTCCGTTGGAGACCCGTAGAAGCAAAAGATAAGGGGCTTCCTTTGGATTTCTTACAACTATGGGATTGTTTATCGTACAACATTTCGGTTATCCAAAAAAGGGTATTAGAGGGGTGTAAAACGATTGTAGGACTGAAGGATGGAACTCATATAGAGGGTGAGTATCTTTTTACGATTGATACTTGTCATTCCGAATCAAATGAGGTGGATAGTTGGTGGTCTAACAATCCGGCGGAACACAAATCGTATAACATTTGTAAGTTGGAAAATGGTCAATTTTGTGCTCAACCGAACAATAGGGTTAGGTGGGTTCAATCAAGCCGAAAAAATAATTTAGAAGAAAGACCATATTTTCGTTACTCTACTAGAATATGGAGAGCAGAACCCAAACAAAGTTGGGAGCCGGATTCAGATAATTGGGATTACAATAAATAAAGAAAATTACTCTTCTGTACTTTCAGGCCATGCATCTGGCTGAATACCATATTTTTCTAAATGTCCTTCGGCATGTGCTTCACTTAATAGGATTTGATTTTGTGCAATCCATTCTTGAGCTGCTTCTAAACTCATTCCTACTAAACCATCAATAGGTAAACTACCATCAACGGTAAAATCTACGATGCAATATTGTCCTTGTGCCATTTTGAATTTTTTTATTGTTCTATAATATATATAGAAAATATACACATTTATTTGATTTTTTAATACTTATTAATAAATAAAACTAAAAAAATGGCAGAACAATTATACAAAATAACCCTTTCAGGAACTTTAGATCCAGTAGAAGGATGCGAATCATTGACGGAAGAACAAGTAAATGTGTTTTTAGCGGAAAATCAAGTTCATTTTGATGAACCAAATGAAGCGCAAGATACGGTAAAATATATTGTAATGGTTTTAAACCCTGAAACACCTGAAATACCTGAATAAACATTGTAAAAAACAATAATATATAACTAATTGAAACCCAATGTTTTACAAAAAATGTTGGGTTTTTTTTGGCGGTCTCAAAAATTTTTCGTATATTTGGATATGCCAAACAAAAATATTCAAAGGTACATTGATTTTTACGAACAAAAACTCAATGAAGCAACCCAATGGGGTAAAAAGGGTAAAATGGGGATGGTGCGTTCTACTATGAAAGACTCGGTAGAATTGTTACTTGACTTAATATGGGAAACCGAAAAGGGTGGAAAATCAAAGAAAAATGACTTTGTAAATTCCACATCAAAAAATGGATATGTACTTAAATTTCAGGTAGATAGACATTTATATACTAAAAAATTAGTTGGGTTGTGTGAATGTAAGGCGTATTTGGATAGATGTTTTATGGAAAGAGCAAGTTCCGATTTTGGAAGAATTAAAAACGGAGTAAAGGAAAAACCTAAAACATTTATTTTAGCATTAGAAGATGCGGTTGGTAGTGAAGCATATAATTACTATATGGATGAAGGAAATATAGATAAAGTGTTTTACTTATTGGATGGTAAAAGAAGTCCAAAAAAACCAATTTGGAAACAAAAGTTTAGAAAGAGTATAAATGTAGATAAACTGAAAGAGTTTGTTTCGTTTATACAAAATATAAAATAGTTCTTTAAAATATGGGGATGCTTGGAATTGATTGCCATGCGAATGGTAGTACCACAAGTAGAGAAATGATACTATCTCTTGATATTGTATCGAAACAATAAATGACGAAAAGTCAACTATGACTTACAATGACCTTATGGCATTCGTAGGTATGGATTACGCTGTAGCAGCCTAACCCTTCCCGTACACATCATGGGACTTTACGTTTAAAATAATTCCGAGACCAGGTTGTTTAGAAGTTTGTTTCCCACATACATCAAATTTCATTTTTTACTGATTTAGAAAAATTAGATAAACTTGTGAGACGTTGGTATTATTATTACTTGGTAAGACACCGGTTCGAGTCCGGTCATCTCCACAAAACATCGCGTGGTAGTAGCAGCGGTAGCTCGTCAGGCTCATAACCTGAAGGTCGTAGGTTCGATTCCTACCCACGCAACAAATTTAATTAAATGCCTGAAAGGGTAATGACCAATTGCTCCCTTACGGACTTCATAAGTAATGTTAATAAAAGATAAACCATTACCATTTAATTAAAAAAAGATTTGGTAGTTCCAAAAATTATCTTATCTTTAATTTATTAGAGTTGAAGCCAACATTAATAAAACCGAATGTGTGAATACATACAAAGCCGGATACTCTAATAAAATAATTTGGTAGTTTGAAAAATCTTTCGTATCTTACATTTATCAAAGGATGTAAGACCTTATAGGTGATGAAAGATACTCGGGCAATCGGATTGAAAAAAAGTTTTAAAAAATATTTGGTAGTTAAAAAAAATTATCGTATATTTATAAAACATTGGGGTTGTAAAGATTCCCCAATAAGTTCTTTAAAAGACTGTAAATTGTACATAGTAGACTCGTTCTACATAGTACACGACCGCCGCCTATGGTGGGTATAAATAAACTACGAAAGTAGGATAAAGTGAGTGTGCTTGGTTTAGTACACTTGCGGCATCAGAAATGGTGCTTGAGTAGGCAAGTGGGGTATCATTTGAGCTTTGTACGAAAGGGTAACACTATATCGGAAGAGTTTGAGTGACTGGGGATATGTAGAATCTTCGGTTGAGTTCGGAAGAACAATAAGAATAACCCATAGAATATATGTGAGAACTATGTGACTAATCATCATATACAATTGCGATATTCAATTTCAAAGTAAACTTAAAACCAAACTATCCGAAAGGACGTAAGGTAAGTTGATGTACAGGTGGTGCTGTTATTAACCTTTAATGTCGGACACCAATCCGTTTTAATGAAGTAGACTTAAAAAATGGTACTGACGATAGTACATCGAGTAGTTTAGTATTCTCTCGTCCAAAAGATGGGGGAGCTGGTTGGCAGGCCGCTACTTGAACACTCTACAAACCAAACTCATTTTTACTTTGGTGTAAAAACTATTAATTAAAAATAAGCATAAGTGCCCGCCAGTTACGGACGAAAGATGTCTACATAGTATTGGGTTGTCCAATGCCACGATACCACCGCAAGTGGTCTGTGATTGTAACGAAAAGTTTCTAACACCGCAAGTGTGAGTCTGCTCGGCAGGGTAGAAGAAATGGAGTATTTACAGAGTAGTCAGTAACTCGATGAGTGGTTAGCACAACTAACCGACATTGAACGGATACCATTCAAAAGATGGTGGATAAGAAAGGAACAAAATAATCTTTTTAAAGGCTGTTCATCCCAAGAGGTAATCTCACTCTTTTATTAGCGGAGTTAGTGTAACGATAGCACAGCGGTCTTCCAGGCCGCAGGATGTGGTTTAATTCCATGGCCCCGCTCCAATTAAGAGTTTCGTAGTCGATTTTAGCAAAGGGTTCGGATAACCGAGTTATCAAGCAGTTTACGACTTTAAAATCATAACTAAAATGAGTAGGGTTGTTAAGTTTTGTGGGGAAGTTTTACTTTTAAATAAACGTAATCGGAACGATATGATTACCGGTGCAAGTAGTAGGCCGCTACATTGAGAGAGCCGTTCCCCTCTATCTCTCATTAATAAATGGCTAATTTGACGAGGCTAGTATTAACCAGAGCATGACTTGGATGGCGTATTTTGAAGTTAGATTAGCTAAACTTAAAAAAAATTATATATATTATAAAATGAAAACCTTGACATTACATACGAATTGTTATCAACCGACACTTAAAGTGTGGGCAGGCATTAGTATGTTTAATTCAGAAATTAGAATTAGTACGTCAGGGTGTAAATGTATGTAAGTATATAGTAGATTATAGAAATTATTACATGAAAACCCTGACTCCAAAAAGTCGGGGTTTTTTGTTTATGCTTCTTTAGCTCAGTCGGTTAGAGCATTTGACTGTTAATCAAAGGGTCCTTGGTTCGAGTCCAAGAAGAAGCGCAAAATAGAAGATTAGCTCAGATGGTGTTAGAGCATTTGGTTTACATCCAAAGGGTCAGGAGTTCGAATCTCTTATCTTCTACATATTGTGGTGTAGTCTAGCGGCAATGACAGGAGACTGTAAATCTCCCCTCTTTCGAGTTCGGCGGTTCGAGTCCGTCCACCACAACGATTGGAAATATAGCTCAGTTGGTAGAGCACTGCGCTGAAGACGCAGGTGTCAGTAGTTCAAGTCTACTTATTTCCGCAGTATGACTTCGTAGCTCAGTTGGTAGAGCACCACACTTTTAATGTGGGAGTCTTGGGTTCGAGTCCCAACGGGGTCACGTTAAACATTGGAATATAGCTCAATTGGTTAGAGCATCCGTCTGATACGCGGAAGGTTGTAGGTTCGATTCCCACTATTCCAACAAACATCCGCATGGTGAAATGGTATCATAACGGTCTCCAAAACCGCTGTTCCGAGTTCGA